AGTGCTAGAGAGTTCACAAAAAGATTATGCTCTGGCCCATATGCTATAGTCAAAATTGATGATAGACAATTTGATTCATGGCAACGTCTAGCTGAATTAGCCAAAAGCAATTCTGCAGCTAGAACCTCCCTTCACACTGAGCTTAAGCCTTGGGTTGAAGAAGCATTATTGAACTCTGTTCTAGTTGCAGAAAAAAATAAAGGGCAAGTAGTTACAGCAGATAATAATAATAAAGTTTACAAGGTAGCTATGAAAAATACAGAAGCTACTGTAGATCTTGCAAATGGCACCTCAACATCAGATAAATATGTCCAAGGTAATTATTCTACTTTTGGTCTTGCTGATGAATATATGGTAGCTGCAGCAGATAAAGTTTCTCCATACGAGAGACTCAAAAGAGCATTAGACTTTTAATTAACAATAATTCTTTTTAAACCCGTCGATTTCGGCGGGTTTTCTTTTTCTGTACAATTTTAAGAAATGGCCACTAATTCCAATAACGATAATGTAGTTAATTCTCTAATTTCTCAGGATTCAAAAGATATCTCAAACGAATCATCTTTAAAATTGTTTAAGGAAATTAAACCTGATGATTTACCCCTAATTCCTTTACCACCTGACAATTGCAGCGATATGAACTATCCTCAATTTATAGAGGTAAGATGTTCAATTTGTAGCTCTCACCTTAGAGATTTAGCAGAACATGTTTATCTTGAAAGTGGTAAAAAACCTCAATCTGTAATTAAGTTTTTTGAAAAGTATTACGGTGCTAAGCTTAACTGGATGCAAGTTCAGACGCACATGGAAACTCACTGTGACTTTAAAAAACTTATCACTTCTGGACTTAAAAGTTATGAGCAAAGAGAAGATTTAATTGCTCCTTGGATGTTCAGGGAAAGCCAACTTGCTCTTACTGCTCTCATGGTAGAGCTTGATGATGTAAGAGGAATTGATTGTAGCAAGAATAATGATCTAAAACTTAAACGTGCTGCAATGGTTGAGAAATTGATTAGTAAGATTCTTGACATCAAAGAAAAAAGAGATAATCAATCCTCATATGCATTTAATATATTTGAGATTCTTATGGATTTGCATGATAGGTTTGATAGCGAGCATGACAAAAGATTAATTCGTGATCAATTGAAAAAGCTCAGGGAAAAATTGACAGATAATCAATGAGAAAAAACGCATCAAAAGCTACACTATCAGCAGCTGAATTAAAACAACAATTAATTCAACAAGCAAATCAAGCAGCAGATAAGTTTAAAGATTCTGAATATGCTGAAGAGTTTGCAGATTCAATCACGCCTAGTGTTAGAAGTGAAGTAGCCCCACCTTTAAAACCTGAAAAGTCAAGATTCAACCCAGACCAAATAGTTGATATTGTTACTTTTATTGAGCATCCATATTTTTGTAACTTGAAACCATATCCATTACAAAGACTTATTCTTAAATGTTTTTATATGGGCCAGGAAGGTAACACTAATTTAGAGATTCAAGATATTCCCGAAGAGGAAAGAATTGGATGCAAGGGATGTATTTGGGAGTTCGTAAAGAAAAGCGAAATAGAATCAGTCCAAAAAAGAAAAGAAAACAGACCATTTAAAGCTTCATTTGCTGTTACTAATTCTCCATGTTTGACTTGTTCTAGAATGGATCCTGATGTAATACAAGACAGATATATAGCATCAAAAGAAGATGCCACAAATCCAGATGCAGAAAAGAAAATTATTCAATTAGAAGAAAGACCTTTGATTGATAATTTTCAAACAGAAAAAGACTTATTTTATTCTGAAGAGTTTGATCCTAAATTACGCATGCAGATTCTTCATAAATGCAACAGTAGATTTAAGTTTGAAGAACTTGTTTTAGTGCTTGGTAGACGTTCAGGTAAGTCATTCCTTGTTTCAGCTATTGCACTTTATGAACTATATAGATTAATTTCTATGGGTCATCCTCAAGCAAGATATGGTCTTATGGAGTTTGATCAAATTGTTCTTCTTAATGTAGCTAGAAATGAAGAACAAGCCAAGAATGCTATCTTTGCTAAACTCAAACAAACAGTATTAGCATCACCATTTTTTGAGCCTTATATTGGAAAAGATACTGAACTTGAAATGCGCTTTTTTACCGAGCATGACAGAAAAGAAAATGAAAGAAGAGAAGGTTTAGGTCTCAATTTATTCTCAGGAAGTTTAGTTCTTAGATGCGGTTCAAGTAGCGCTTCAGGCTTAGTTGGTCTTACTTGTTGGTGTATTATCATGGACGAAATTGCTGCTATGGCTGGTGATTCTCCTGATAGTGGGTTAGATTATGCATTATATAATGATTTGAAACCATCTTTAGCTACATTTGGTAAAGATGGAAAAATGATGATGCTTTCCAACCCTAAAGGACCAATTGGATTATTATATGATTTACACGAAAATAGACAAGACGACCCAACTACTCTTGTCATGCGTGGTCCTACATGGTTAGTAAATCCTAATATTGATAAAGACTTCCTTGAATCTGAGAAAAAGAAAAACCCTACCGAATATCAGATGCAATATGGTGCTGAGTTTGGTGCATCTTCATCTGATCCAATGTTCCCAGAAGATGCAGTGAGTAGATTTTTCTCATCACTTTCAATGGTTCCTAGAAGAGAGCACGGAGATAGGATGGTTGAATATTTCTGCCATCTCGATCCAGCAAGAACATCTGACTATTATGCACTAGCCGTAGCACATCATGAATTAATGTATGGGAAGTTTGGGACAGATGGAAAGCCTTTAAGAAGAATTATAATTGACCATATTCACTTCTGGGCACCTATAACCAAAAACCAACCTATTCCTGAAAAATCTGTTGAAGACTATGTTCTTGATTTACATAGAAAATTCAGATTTAAACAAGTTAGTATAGACCAATGGAACTCTCAATCTTCAGTTATTAAATTGAGATCATTAGGTGTTCCAATTGTTGAAAAACAATTTAATAAAAATTACAAAGAATCAATATACACTGAACTTTCACTTTTATTAAGAGAAGACAGAATTGATATTTATGATATTTCTGGTGGAACATTTAAAGATCAAAATGGAAGAGAATTTGCCCTTAATGAAATACAAGAAGCTAAGATTCAATTCCAATTTTTACAAAAGAAATGGAAAGGAAAGAGATTTATTATTGAAGCTATGACAGGTTACAAAGACGACCTGTGTGATGCTGTAGCTGCTGTTGCTTATGAAACATTATTTAGTAAAATTGCAGACATTTTGCCACGCTCAAGGACGATAAACCTTGGCGGAAGAATAAAATAAATATTGCCTGTATCTTGAGGTTAAGTTTCATGTCATCCAATAAGAAAAATATAAGAACAGCTGCTGGTTTTGGTGGTGTTGGCGGAGCAGGATCGGCCCCATATTCACCTGGTGGAAGCCCTATTGGAAAAGGTGGACAAGTACCTGGAAATTATAATCAATGGATAGATGATAAAAGCTTTGAAGCAATTTTATCTAGAAGTCATAATCCCCTACCAGTTGATCCAGAAAGAAATTTCGAAAGTAGATTAGTTCCTATGCATGCGTACAAAGAAGATGATGCCATAGGAAATATTGATATCTTAAGCCCTGATGAAAGAGAGAGATTGAAATTCAGAGCTAGATTAAGAGAATATAAATCAATGTTAGAAAATGAGGCTAATTTAATTAAGTCTAATGATTATGGCGTTGAAAATATGAAAAATTATTTGGACAAGCCTGAAACATTTATGACTATGGAAGATTCTTTAGCTTCCAAACATAAATACAAAGCAAACCAAAAGTTCAAATATGAAGATGATATTCCAGAATTAATTAAGCCTGAAAGATATCACCCAGTAATGTCTCAATCAAAAAATATCAAAAAGGCATTCAAAGATTATCCCTCAAGAAATAGAGTTAACATCACAGATAGTTATGGAAATGATAATCCATTCTATGAAGCGCAATACCAAACCCCATCTTTAGGAAAAGAACTTCCATTTGAGGGTGCTGATATTTCTGGATATGCAGAGGGATTAAGAACAGTAACTACACCTGATGAAGATGGCTTTAAAGAATCTGGAGACCTTGTTACCGACATGCCGTATCCTGACACAATGCCTAATTTTTCAGGATATAACGCTGCTGATCATTATGATGAAGATGAAGACCCATATATTCCTTTGGAGCAAAAACTTCATCCAAAAACCACTCCTCTCACTCAAGAAGAAAGAAATAACATGGGTGGAGAAAAAGTAAGCTTTGATGATGAACCATTAATGCAAGGTCAAGGAAATTATCCAAGAGTACCAGCAGCAAGTGTATAAAATATTATTATGAAATATGATTATCTCGTAATTGGAGCCGGATTATTCGGCTCCATTTTTGCATATGAAGCAAATAAAGCTGGAAAGAAAGTTTTAGTATTAGAGAAAAGATCTCATATTGGTGGAAATTGTTTTACTGAACCATATGCTGACTATCATATACATAAATATGGCCCTCATGTTTTTCATACATCTAATAAAAAAGTTTGGGACTATATTAATCAATTTACAGAGTTCAATAATTTCACTCTAAGATGCAAGGCTAATGTTAAAGGAAGGATTTATTCTCTTCCTATTAATTTGATGACAATATATCAAATATGGCCAGAAGTAAACACCCCTGAGTTTGCTAAAATCAAAATTGCTAATGAGGTTGTATTTAATAAAGATCCACAAAACTTTGAAGAATATTGTCTTTCTAAAGTTGGAAAAACATTATATGAAATGTTCTTTTATGGATATACAAAAAAGCAATGGGGCAAAGATCCAAAAGATTTACCAGCATCATTAGCAAAAAGACTTCCGATTAGATTTGATATGAACGATAGATATTATCCTGATCATGATATCTATGAAGGAGTTCCAGTTAATGGATATACAGCTATATTTGAAAAACTACTTGAAGGGATTGAAGTATTCACTAACACAGATTTTCTTAAAGATAAAGAGTTTTGGGAATCAGAATCTCGCAAAGTTGTCTATTCTGGTCAAATTGATAGTTATTTTGACTATTGCTTTGGTGATTTAGAATATCGCTCGTTATCATTCAAAGATTATCAAATGGGTGTTGATTTTCAAGGCACAGCTCAAATCAACTATCCACAGCCAAATATAGCTTGGACAAGAATCATTCAGCACAGACACTTTGGTTTGGGAAAATCTGAAAAAGAATGGGTTACTTTTGAACACCCTGAAGATTATCAGAGAGGCAAAGAACCATTTTACCCTATTAATGATCAAAGAAATAATGATCTTTATAATTTATATAAAAATCTTGCGAATGAAAAACCAAATCTTATTGTAGGTGGTCGATTAGGCAACTATAGATACTACGATATGGATATGACAATTGCAAACGCCCTAAGTACTGTAGAAAAAGAATTAGCAGGTAAATAGGACATTTAATTGTAATTTTAAAATATGCGCATGCCAAAATCTATATCTCAAAAAATCAAACTTGCTGCTTTATTTGATAAGCAGGGCAAGTATGAAAAATCAGATCGCATCACATTACAATTAGTTAAGCTTGCTCAACTTTACCCATCATTGAACGTGAATAAACATGACCACGTCTTTCAAACACCTTATGATGAATTAGAAGATGAATTTGAAAATGCGGATGAAGCAAGACTTGACAAAATGCAAAGGCTTACTCCTCCAGATTCTTATCAAAGTGAATCAGAGGTTGAAGAAGAAGAAACAGTTGGTTTGAGTTTAGAAGGCCAATTAAGTGAGCTGAATGGAACCACTAATAAATCTGGAATTACATATATTGATCCAGGTCCAACTACAAAAGCACCAGGCATGGATGAAAGTGCCAATGATGGTAGCTTAAATAATTTCACTTTCGAAAACACTTACCAAAAGAATGTTGATGAAGGCAAAGCCTATCTCAACACTATACCAAGATAGGAGAAAACAAATGCCTCTACCAATTCAATCTTTAAATAACTGGAATGACGATGAAAGCAATAAAGTTTCTATGGAATCTTTAGGTTTATCTGATATTCAAATTCAACTTTTAGGTATTTCAACAGGACCTACTAGAGAAGCAAAGCTTACTGTAAGTGATAAGCATTTAAACTTATTAAAAACCATTGATAAGAATCAAGATGACTTAGTTACAGCTGCTAGCCTTTTAAATAATATCAAAGACGCTAAGATTTGCAAAGTTCCAGAAGCAATTTCTGACAATGATTTATTAGCTCTTAAGACTGCTGGATTAGTTTCTGGTAATGGAAGATCAGTTTCATTGACTGACAGAGGCAGATTAGCTTTAAGAGATCATTATCTTAGCCAAGAAACTGTTAATGAGTTTAGAAAAAATAGAGTTAAAAGCAAGTTTGATTACAATGAAGCTGCTTCAGTAAAAGTTGCTAGCAAAAAGAGCAAATATTCTAAAACTTGACTCAGTGATAATTTTGAAAGTCAGTTTGACATTCGTTTTATAGCTGATAAGCCATCAACATTATCTAAAGGTTTAATGCATGCAGAACCTTTAGAAGAGTTTGAGGTTGCATATTTTGTTTTTCCTGAAGTAGGAAATTACTCATTTTGGAATAAAAATGTTTCATTTCCTTTAACTTTAGCTTTCTTAGATTCAAAAAATATGATTGTTGATTTTAAGGATTTAGACGAAGAACAAACTAAAAGTGTTGCTCCTAAAAGCAATTCTGTAAAATATGTAGTTGAAGCTAATAAAAATTTATTCAAAGATCTAGACATTCAAATTGGAGATGTTTTAGAGCAAAAGGATAAAAAGCTTATTTTGCATAAAAGAAATAAATAATACCTAATTTGCAGGGGTTTGATTTCAATTATTAGAAGGTTTTAATTAACACTCAATGCAAATTAAAATGTTTGCAATATTTACACAAGTAAATAAGGATGAACTTGAGGAGAAATAAAAATAATGGCAGATAGAATTTTCCCAAACAAGTTTCAAGAATCTGGCTTAGATTCCGAGCTTGTTTTTACAGGTATTGATTGGGACAACTTCCAATCAAGATTGGCAGAGAAGAAAGAAGACTCTGACTCAGACGAAAAAAACCCTGGTTTAAAAAAGCTTCTTGAAGAACTCAGCAAGAAAGAAGAGCCAAATGGCATTGACGAAAGTGAACTTAAGCGCATGGCTGGAGATGATGCCGGTGATCCTTTCTTATATAAATTAATGAAAGATGATATCCACCCACATGGCGATCCTGACGGTGATGATGACGATGACGATGATGAAGAAGAAGATGAAGAAACTGAAGCTTATTCCGAATTGAATAAGACAGCATCTAAAATCGTTTTTGACAATCCTAATCAAATTACAGCAGAAGCAGTTGAAGCAGCTATCGAATCTGGCAATACTAAGCTTGCAAATGCAATCTTAGCTGTAAGACATGAAAGAAGAGTCAGACTTGCTTCACAAATTGAGAACAACATCAAGACAGCTTCCGAAAACAAACTTAAGCTTGCGCAAAGAAGAGCTTACAGAGAGTCATTAGTAAGACAAGCTGAAAAGTCTGAAAAGGTTGTTCGCACAGCTTCTACAACTAAGAAGAATGATGATTTTGTTGCAATTGCTAATTTAGATGCAAACAGCAAGAAAGTTTTTGCAGCTAAGGCATTAGCAGCTGGATTCCCACAAGAATATGTTGAAGCAATGATCAACGAAACAGTTGCTCCAAAGAATGACAATCTTTCTGAAATCAAAGAAGTCATGGCTTCCAATATTAACCCAAATGTCAAGAAGACAGTTGTCGCTAATATGATGAAAGTTGCAAACTTAGATGCAGCAAATATCAATAGATGCAAAGACTACTGGAAGAATGAGCTTGGTTATGGCGATCCAGAATGGGTTGACGAATTATTCGATAATAAAAACTAGTAACTAATCCTCAAGTTCAAAATATCCCAGGGCAAATGTCCTGGGATATACCCTTGAGGGAAAATATAGGTAAGAAAATGAGCAAATTCAGAAAAGTTGCAGAAACAGAAAATATCCCATCGTTCATGGAAAGCAAGTTTGTAGGTGCTAGCTATGAGGCATATGATGATCCATATGCAGATTTGAAGAATAATTCTGCTGAAAATAGAATTAAGATTTCAAAGCAAACAATTGGCATGCCAAAGCAAGCACAAATTACAGAAAACTCCTGGGAAAGAATCCAAGGTGCTTCTATCTATGATGAATTAAGAGGACAATCACTTGCTGATAGATTAGCAGAAGAAATGTCATCCTCTAATGCTATTCGTAGAGCTGGTTCAGATTTTGATAGTGGAGACAATGTTCGTACCACTACAAGCAATTTGAAAGCTTTTTCTGCAGATGAATATATGAATGCAATGCTTACAAGAAGTGCATCAATTTTCAATCCAGACATGATTGCTCTTTCAGAAGAGTTTTTAAATAGCCAAAACAACAGTTCTGAGCAAATCAAAGTAGATGCACAAGCTAGAAGAGAAGCCAGCGCCTCTAAACATTCTTCATGGGAAGCTAATAAGCTCAATTCAATCAGAGAGAAAAATGTAGTTTCTAATAGAGCACATTCAGTTTTAAGAACTGCCAGTGAATCAAGTTTCTCCTCACAATTTGGAATGATTGATGCTGAACAATTAGATAGCAGAGAATCTCAAAGAATTGCCATGCAAGAAAAGAGCAGAGAACAAAGATTAGCTCTCAAGAAAAACTTCACAGAAGATGTGGAAAACAGAGCTATCAATAAGGCTCAAACAATTTCTGATATTTATAGAAATATCAATTTAAACCTGGATGATCTCGATTAATGATTAAAAGATTCACTTATAGTGGTATTGCATCAAATCCCGCCTCTGGAATTAATAATATAGCATTAAGTTCAGATGGTGGGAATGGTGTTACTAAAAGTGAAATGATTGAACTTTTAAAGAAGATCATCAGCGCAAGCAATCAAGAATTGTTGGATATGAAAACTGATCTTGAGGAAATAATTGAAAGAATTACAAGACCTGAATACAAGAGACGTGTAAGTCAAATGATTACAGCGATTGATATGGCTCAAGATCCTAGAAAAAGAACCAAAGACCCAAGTACAGGTAAATACGATCCAACAGCTAGAGAACTTGCAAAAACAATGCTCAAAAAACTAACTCATTTAGAAAAAGAAAATCACCATAAGGAAAGCCAAATGGAAACTCAAGCCAGTCAATTCAATTATAAAGAAGCCCAAAAGAAAAAGAAAAAAACTAGAGGAAATCCTTTTAGAGTTTTGATGGGAAAAGTTGGTAAGTTGCTTGACCATGGTGTTGAAAAGAAAGATATTGTTAGATATTTAGCTAAACAAAAATACTGGTCAAACGAAACCATTGAAAGAGCAGTTGACATTGTAAAAGATTATAATAAAAAGAAGCACCAAGAATCTCCAAAAGATGAAGTTGAAGAAACCAAAAAGGCTTCAGATAATTCTACAATTAAAACAGCTGGATATGATTATGACACAGAACCTGATTTCTCTAAAAGATCAACAGGTGAACTTGTATCAAGAGCTTATTTTCTTGAAGATTTAAACACTTATGACAAAAATACACCTCAAGGTGATCGTAAAGATGCTGCAGATAAAGATGGTGTAAAAGCTGAACTTAAGAAAATTAAAGCAGAATTAAAAAATAGAGGAATGGATCTAAAAGCATTAGATTTAGGGTAACATTATGGATACAAATAAGAATTACAAAATTAAAACCAAAGTACACACACATAACCCTAAAATTGTTGACAAGCTTATTGGCGGTGGTGGGATTTTAAAAATGCTTGGAGACATGATTGGTAATATTGGCAGAACAAATATACCAAATCCATTCGATGTTTTAGAAGAAGACGACTTTGGATCTGACCCAATTGCACAACAATTTTTAAATATGGGTGGTCCTAAGCATGTGGTTAAGGTTTTTAGAATTGACTCACCAGACCAAGCTGAAGAAGCAATGAGACATATGGCATCAGTTTTAAATCAAACCAAACTTGCTGAAATGAGAAAAGGCTTAAGATCCATTTTCGCATCTTTACAGTCAACATTAGAAATTGATAACCAAGCAGTTCAAATGGAAAGAATTGCTAGTAAAATGCCTAGAAAAAGCCCAGGTTATTGGCAAGCTGAATCTTTATCACAAATCGATTCATTGAAAAGAATTGCAAATAGAGAAGAATATTCAATTTTAGATTCAACAGAAAAGATGGTTAATTCTGGTGGCTATGTTTACATCGCCAAAGCAGCACAAACAATCAAGAGTATGTATGAATCAATTTCCACTCCAAGAAACACAAGAGTGGCATATACAACATTAGGAACAACTGACGGCGAACCAATTTTAATGTGTCCAAAGGGCATTGTTGAGTATGGTGGTGCAGTTCCTATGGAAGCATCAAAATGTAGATGGAATTGTGTAGATTCCAGAATGGACAAAGATGGTAATGTCAGATGCAACTACGAAACATGGATGAAGCAAAGTTTCCAATCCCATGATGTAGTTATGGGCAATTTAGATGTTACAAGACATCCTGATAATGAAGCCAACTTACTCAATATCAAAGATGGTGAAAGAAAAACTCATGAAGACCAAATCGGATATGAAAAAATGTTCGAGGATTCTAAATTAAAGTCTTCTAAGAGAGATTCATCAAACACAGAAGAAAGCAGAGAAAAGCAACTTGATGAATTGAAACCATCACTTTATGGACACTCTGTTGATGATAAGAAATTAAACAAAAGAACATCACAATCTGACCATTTTAAGACTGTAGAAAACCAATTGCCAAATAGAGAAGAAGTTAAGAAATCTTTGTTTGATAGATTAATTGAAAAATACAATAACAAAACAGATAGCGAAGAAGTCATTGAAGAAAACTTAGCTAACAACGCTGGCCTTTATGATCAAAAAGGCGATATGAAAGATTCTATTGCTCATCAAACAAATGCCAAAGAAAGCAAGCCTGTTCATGTATCTGAAGAAATCAATAAAGATGCCGGAGATGGTGATGAAGATACCGTTTCTGGACATTTAAATAAAACAGCTAAAAAGAAAATGAATCTTGAATCTTTTGATTCTCATTTAGAAGAAAAGAGAACAAATGAAGATATTGACAAGACAATTGAAGAACTATTAGCTGAAGATACTGAAGACTGGGGACATCAATTCACAGACGAAGATATTAAAATGTTCGAAAGTGAATTAGGCCTAGATCATATTTTATCTGAATCAAGAGAGAAGTAAAATGTGGTACAAAATTGCTCGTGGAATGATTGGTGGAGGAGCTATTAAGGCAGCTCCTCTTCTTCCAATTTCCCAATATGAGGGACAATTAGAAGCAGCCCAATATGAAGTTAAAGAACAACATACTACCTATGAAAAGTTCAACCAAGAGCTTAAGTTTCTTTTAGAACAAATGGGCAAAACTATTGAAGATTTTCAAGAAATGGCTGAAGAAGAGCAAAAAGAATTATGGGATATTTTAGTCTTTAGACCTCATCATATTGGAGGGGCTGAAACCAATGGTGATGTTGCAAGCGGTGTTTATGGAGATCAATTAGCTTCAAACATGGCAAGAATGCAATCTCCTTATCATGATTATTTTGCAACTAATTTGGAAGGACTTTTAGAAGGGTCTAGACATTTCAATAATAATGTAGATCCAATAAACATGCAAAAATTAGAAAAAGCCCAAGGTGCTATGTTGGTAAGAGGCATTCCACAATATAATTCAGGCAAACCTACTGAAAGAGAGGACTTACCATCAAACATTAGGTTTGTGTAACTTTCAAAATCAAATAAATGTGGGTATAAATTAAAACATGAGCTCTAAAGATGCACCTACATTAGCAAACGTACTTAAAACTGCAGCGCAAAATGTAACCGGAGAAAGAATAGCAAATAGTTCCATTCCAGATAGGCAATATGCTAACTCTAGAATAAGTAATGGAATGGGTCCATCTGTTTCAAGATCAGCGAACATGGGTGGTGGTAATAATACAATGACCACCGCACCTAATTTCTATTCTCCATTCTTAACACCTACATCATTCCAAATCCCAAATGCTAGACGTGAAGTTTATCTCTGGGCAAACTGGTGGAGAAATAACGAGCCAAAGATTGCTGCTGCTATCAATTTCTATACCAATTATCCATTCTCTGGTTGGAAATTAGAGTGTTCTTCTTCATATGTTAAAGATTATTTTGAGAAGTTGACACAAAAGCTTCATTTCCAAAAATGGCTTCCTGAAATATCAAAAGTTTATCACCTTTTAGGAGATACTTTTGTACTTTTATCCTTGGACTGCCCTCATTGTCAAGGTTCAAACGTAAATGAAGATGGTCAAGATTGTACCCATGATGGTGCAACTTGGAAATCTATTTCAATTTTAAATCCTGATAGCGTTCTTAAAACCCCAGGCATGATTGACCAGCCAGGAATGTATGCTTACAGACCATCTGCAGAAGAAATAAGAATTGTAAACGAGCGAAATCCTAAAGAATTATATGACTCCATTCCTGATGGTGTCAAGAAAATGATTATGAAAGGAGATCCAATTAAGTTAAATCCTATTTCTATTCATCACTTTAAGCATGGTTCTAACCCTTGGGAAGATTATGGCACACCGCTCATTAGACCGCTCTTTCCTACTTTAGCTTACAAGGACAAACTAAGACAGTCACAATGGATTGTTGCTGAAAGGCATATTCTTCCAGTCAAAGTTGTTAAAGTTGGTAATGACACACGCCCTGCCTCACAAGAAGATTTAGATAGTGTTCAAGAAGAATTAGCTGCAATTGCTAACGATCCAAACTTAACTCTTGTCACTCACCATGCATTTGATTTCGATTATGTTGGTGCTTCAGGGAAAGTTCTTCAGTTAACAAATGAATATGAACTAATTGATCAAGAAATCCTTGATGGTGTTATGCTTAATAAGGCTCTCCTTAATGGTGAAGGCCCTACATATGGTAATGCTCAAGTTGGTCTTTTAGCTATGGCACAAAGACTTGAAACATTCCGTAGAGAAGTTGCACACTGGATTGAAGAATGTGTTTTCAAGCCTGTAGCTGAATGGAACGGTTTTACTGTTGAAGGCGAAAGAGGGCAAGAAGAAATTATCTACCCAACTATCAAATTTGACGACCTTCAATTAAGAGATGATACAGGCAAGCTTCAAATGTTAGTCACAGCTAACTCAAATGGAGTTATTTCAAACATGACTCTAATTGAAGCATTCGGACTTGATCCAGACCAAGAAATCGAAAGACTAAGATTTGAACAAGGTGCTAACTTTGTTCAAAATCCAGCTTTGATGAATACAGACATCAATAATGGCTTTCAATCTGGAAATGTAACAGGTCAAGGTTTTGGAGCACCTAATCCAGCAGATATGGGTATGGGAGCACCAGGAATGGGTATGACTCCTCCACCACCAGGTGGAATGCCAGGAATGCCTATGGCTTCAAATAGCTTTAAAAATTATAGATTAGCTTCTTCAATTGTAAACGAGATTTATTACGATAGGCTTGAAAGTTTGAATAGTTTAATCAATATGAGAACAGCTGGAAGAAGATTTAAATCTGCAGCTCATGAAGGCTTTATCAAGAGTTTATCACCAGTTTCAGGAAGAGGCTTATTGGGTTCTTTACCTGAAGAATATGAAGGCTTTGGAACACCACTTACACCTTTAGAGTTTGGTGGTCCTAATGCTGTTGCTTATAATATATATGCGCAACAAGAACAATATCATTTTGCTAGTTCTGAAGAAACCAAAGAAGTATATGCAAAGAAAAAATTAGAAAGACCACAAGCTCAAATGTTTACTTCAATTGAGAAGAAGCTTTACGGTTTGCTATTATCTTTAAATATGCCCTTCCCGCTATATGCTCAATATTCAGCTGGACCTACTGGAGATTATCAATTAGATGGAGCAATTCCATCATTGAGAATTGGTGTTGAAGCTGATGGTGAGATCTGGCATAACAATCCAGAAAAAATCGCTAGAGATAAAAGAAGAGATGTTGAATTAGCTGCAAATGGGTGGGTAATTCTTAGATTTACAGATAAAGAATTAAATGATCACCCACAAGATGTTATGAATGTAATCATGCAAGCAATCAGGAAAAAGACAGGGCAATCAAGCTCAACACCTCAAGAAGAAATTATTTAAACAATACTTAATTCTGTACAAAAAACCTATCTACCAGGATAGGTTTTTTATTTTAAACAGGATTTTTAGAGTCATAACTAGAAGGATTTTAAGTAAATGTCTTATTTATTTCAGCATTACACAATTGCAGGAGAAATAATTATTTATGTATAGAACAGCGAAGGGAGGATCTATTACAATTAATAGCTTCCTTACCGAACAAGATAGAAATACTGCAAGAGAGCATATGCTTAAAACTGCGTCAAAACAAATGAGAGAAGCAGCAAAAATTGGCCTTCAGTCACTTTATGCGGATCCTTCAGAAGTATTAGAAAAATACAAGGATTTTGATATTGTTAAAGAAATGAAAGCTCGTAAGAATGCGAAGCTTTTATGGGTCAGAGCGAGAGCTATTGATGCAGATACAGTGAATCATAATGGCGACTATTTTTCTAAAGAAGAGTTATTAAAAGAAGCTGAAGTTAAAGGCGTAAAGATACCTGCTTACAAAACATTCGAAGGCGTACCTATTTATACCAACCACAAGAATGATGATATTGAACAAGCAAAAGGTATGGTTGTCTACGCTGAATGGGATGAAGCAGAAAATTGCGTTTATTGTACTTTCTTTGTAGATGAAGAAGCTTATCCTGATATTGCAAGAAACATCCGTACTGGTGTAATTCATGATGTTTCTATGGGCTGTTCTGTTGCTTATGGTATTTGTTCTAAGTGTAGAAACAAAGCTTACACTGAAAAAGAATATTGTTCATGCCTTAAAAAGTGGAAAGGCAAGAAAGAAAATGGTTCAGGCAAGACAATTTACGAAGAGAACTTTGATCTTAAGTTTATTGAACTCTCATGTGTAGGTGATGGGGCTTTTGACTCCTGTGAAATCCAAGAAATCTATGATGTAGATGAGATTTTAAGTGCTGCTGGAGAAGTTGAGAAAAAAGCAAGTGAAATAATGTCTAACATTGTTATTGCACTTGATGGCGCTCCACATGATAGTTCTAACAGAGTTGCATATGTTGAATGTTTAAGAGTTGCTGAAGACACAACTCGTACAGCTTTGAAATTGGCTCAAAATGCTGGAACCTTAGTTGGTGGAGCCTTAATGGCTTCAGAAGGCACTGGTCAGAATGCAACTGTATCAGCTGTTTTACAAGCCTTAGGAATTGACCCTGCAAGTGGTTTAAATATTTTAGACTTAATCAATTTATCACTCAATTTCCTAGAAGTTGCAGTTATGAATATGTTTGCAAGAAAAGACAATGTTGACTTAGCTCACGTTGGTAAGATTACAAAATCTATGGCTGATTTGCAAACAACAATGCAAGATATGATTGATGATGGAATTGATGTAAGTTCAGAGCAGCAACCACAAGCTATCAATCAACAACAATTACAGCAACAACAAGCTCAACAACCTCAGGCAGCTAATCCACAAGTTGCACAGGCAAGCTATACACCTGCTGGAAATGTTGGAAGAATGATTGAACCATCAATTTTTCAAAATGAACCACAAGGAGTTGGAGGAGCTGTTGCTTTAGCATCTTCAAACTCTCACTTGGTTTGGGCTTCTCGTGATGGTAGACGAGAAATATTTGCAAGCACTAATCATAAAAGGGAAGATAATTCATTTATAAAATTATCCAAAGGTTTAGTGCAATTACAAGAAGCTTTAGGTGATAAATCAGCTTTAGCTTCAGTTACCAACAACGTTATTAGAGTTGCTAATGAACGAAACAAAAATATTAGAAACAATACGCCCCATACTCTAAGGGCGGAGGGAAATAATCAAATGGATCATTTTGCTAAAATAGCGCAAGAACAGCGCAAAAAATTAGCAGCCGCCGTTACAATCGATTTTAAGGTTGAGGATGGGGCTGGTAATCGTGTAGTTCTCTCAACAGACGGCACAATTACCGGATTTGCTAATGGCCAAAAAACAAATTGGGAGCCAATTTTGAATGAGCAACAATTATCTGCAATGGAATCTGGTCAAGGCGCTAGAGTTGCAGCTCAATTGTTGAATGACTTTTCAAAGACAGCACTCAGAGCACCACATGCTGATAGCACTGTAAAGGAAGAAGAGCTTTCTGAATTACAAAAGGGCGTACCTTATAATTCATTAGCAGAAGGCTTGTCTTCACAACATAAATCATCACAAGCTGACATGACAAGAGAAGAACAACTTTCTGGATCATTCTACAGCTCTAGAAGAGAAAATGCCAATCATGGCGAAGAAGCATTAATTAATGCTGGACTTTATGATCACAAAGTTAACGATGCTGAAGTTAAAGAAGCTTTATCAAAATTGGTTGCTCAAGCGCACAAGGGTGTTTCCGAGCAAGGCCTTAATGAAAGAATTCAAAAGTGTAGAGTGGAAGGTTCTGCTCCTGCTCATGAAATTATGGCATCTACAATCAAAGCACTAGGTAAAGCTGTTATTGCATCTTACGCAACTCCTGATGAAATTATTGAAGCATCTGCAAAGCTTGTTAAGATTGCACAACTTCCAGAAATGGTTGAAACATCTGCTGCTGGTGCTGATGTTCGTGAAGATGAAGCAGCTAAGGCTGATTTCTTTAAGAAAGAACAAGAACCATCAAGCCCTGTTTCTGCAGTTTTAGAACAACTTGGTTCTGAAGTTTCTTCTTCAATTTCTTCTGCTGACTTAGCAGAAGCCCTTAAGGTTGCTGTTGAAGAAGGTGAAATGACCAAAGAAGGCGTTACTAGAATGGCTGAACTTCTTATGGCTGGAGCTACTGGCTCACCTGATGAAGCAATGGGTGCTCCTTCAAAATCAGAAGAGCTCAAGGCTGCTCTTCAATCAGCTGTTGATGGTGATGATAATCTTATTTCCAAAGAAGACCTTAAGTCCGCTGTATCTGCAATGGCTATGTCATCCGAAGAAAGTGGCGCAACACCTGATGAAGTTGTTGACGAAGTTGATGGTATGGATGAGAAAGCACTTGTCGCAGCTGTTAATAAAGCTAGAACAGTTACAGCTACTAACGCTAGACTTAAGTCAAGAGCAAGAAGAGAGTTCTGGGGAGAAAGAGTTGCTTCCAAGACAGACATTTCAACTAATGTTATTGGCTGGCTTGCAGACTATGCAACCAATTTTAATTTATCAACAAAATCAATTGTCACAGCTGCTAAGAAGATTTGTGCTGATGGTAATTTAGCTGAAAGATTGGTCGAAAAGGCCATTGAAAGCAAGTTAAAAGCAGAAAGAACAGCATCTATGACTGTCACTCAAGAAACATCTGATGTAATCAGATTTGTCTGCAGAACTGATGATCTTAATGGTCTTAAACCAAGTGATGAAGGCTTTGAAGATGCTTTCAGACAAAAGGCGATGGAAGTATTGCAAGGCCATGGCTTCCAAGTCGATCCTAATACTTTTTCATTCACTGATTTAAACGTTTCAGCATATGGTGATATCACTGCATCCGTTTCATCAAGAACTTCTAAATCATTTGCTGCAGAGCAAGCTGAAGAGCCAGAAATGGGTCCTGAACAAATGGAAGAAACTCCTATTGTTATGTCAGACGCTGCAAAATATGCAAGAACAGAAAGAAGAAATAACATTTTAAACAGATACGCACAAATGGCACCTGGAATGCAAGGAGCTGGCGCAGGCACTGCTATGCCAGAAACCATGGATGCAAATGCTATGGGTGGCCCTGGAATTAGTGCAATGACTACAGACCCAATGGCTGCTCCAGCTGAAGGTGAAGGCGATGACATGGACGCTATTAGCGAGCCTGGTAAGAAGAAGCCTTTTGGAGTAGTTTGTCCAAGTTGTGGTAGTACAAATACAAACGTATCTGGATTAAATGCAACATGTAAGGCATGCGAAACTGAATACAAGATTGAAATGAGCTTAACAATTGTTTCTCCTGGTACTTTAGAAGGTTCTGACACAGAAAATGAAATGCCAGAAGAAGAACCAGAAGCCCCAGTAGGCGGCCCTATGGGCGCTCCGGGTGCAATGGCTGGCGGTGCTCCACCTCCACCACCAGCTCCAGGCGCTCCGGGTGCTGGCGCTCCAATGCCAGGTATGCCTGCTATGGCAAGCCATAAAGCAATGTTTAGATTGGCAACTACAGTTGATGCAGATGTATATCTCGCATCAGCCCAAGAAGGTTTCACAAGAACATCTTCTAAGAGAATGCCAATTGGTATGGTCTGCCCAAGTTGTGGAAATAGACAGGCTCATAAGGTCAAAGATACATCTTTCTGCCATGAGTGTGGAAATATTTCTAAAACAACTGTTACAGCTAACAAGAAAAATCCAACTAAACTTGACGTTACAATTACTTGGATTGATTAGTATTTGACTTAGATAAGGGGATTATTGCTTACAATAGTCCCCTTATTTAGTGTAAAAGAAAATAAATAAGCAGGTATAAAAACTAATTATTTAGAAAAGATTTAGCAATAACAATCACTTTGCTGAGTGATTGCGCATTGAATAAATGAGGGAAGCAGCAAACAAATGAAAAAATTTGAGAAGACAGCTAGAAATCAAGATAGATTTAAAGCTCTTCGTATCGCTGAAATCAAAGCAACAGATCAAGAAGATTTCCAAGCATGTGTAGCTGATATGCAACGAACCGCATCATTATCAAAAGATGAAGCAGTAATTGTTGCTAATGCTATCAGAGCAAAGTATCTTCCAAACTTAGCCAAAGAAGCAGGTTTTACTGAAGAAGCAATAAACAAGTTTGTTAATCTTGGTGATAGCCATGAAACTGCAGACTTCGCAAAAGACACCCACAACGATGATGAAGATGACATGTCAGACGATGACACAGAAGAATTAGATGGCGATGATGACTCCATGGAAATGGATGAAGATGCAAGCGAAGTAGAAGATGACGATATCGCAACTTTTGAGATTGAAGTTCCCGCTGATATGGTTGACGCCGCACAAAAAGCTGTGCAAGAAGCGCTCGACAAGGTATTAGGCGGACAAGATTCTGATGATGAAGAAGTTCATTTTAATGATGATGAAATGGATTCTGAATCAGATGATGATATGGAAGATGATTCCGAAGAGCAAAAAATGCATACAGCAAGCAGAGGAGAAAAAATGATGAATAGACAATCATTAGCTGCTCGCCGTGCGGAAAGAGAAGAGATCTTAAAAAGATTTGCTTCTGAAGAAGAGCACGTTGAGGTGTCAGCTAGTTTTACACATAGTGAACAATTAAATCAATATCCTGGTGAATTGAAGTACCCTACAATGAAATTAGAGGGTGAAAACTCCATGAAGGGAGAAAACCCAGATTTCGCAAAGTCTGATGTTCCTACAATGAACCCAGACAATCTTCAATTGAAAGATTCCATGGATGTTACTAAGTTCGATGGCGGAGCAAGCGAAGAGTTCGTAGTAAAATGGGATAAGCTTGATGGCACAATTCCATCAAATGGCGAAGCCGACTTAGAATTATTTGAGATTCCTACTGAAATGGATCTCCCAGCTAATAAGGCAACTAGAGCAGCAGGCAAGAATTGCGAATGCTGTGGTAAGACTGCTGAAAAGTTAGCTGCAAAGAATACTAAGGTTCATTCTGTAAAATGTGATGACTGCAACACCAGAATGTCAGTTTGTGCATCCTGTGTAGAAGCTGACGCTGATTGCCCACATTGCAAGAAAGCAGAGAAGAATGATGACGAAAAGACAGTTGAAGCTGAAGATACAAGTATTGTAAACCAAGATCTTAATGCTGGTCTTGCAGGTGCTGCTGGAGCTGCTGAGGATATGCAAAAAGCAAAGGGTGTAACTCAACAAACTACTAATCTTTTGCAAAAGACTCTTGCTTCAGTTGATTCTGCAAGAATCAAGGCTGCATATTCATGTTCTACAAAGTTAGCTTTAGCTGGAATTATTAATTCTAATGAAGTTGATCAATATGCGGATCAAATGCTCAACGATAACCTCAGAGCTGACGCAATGATCAGACAAACCCAATTATTACTTAGATCTGCACAAACAAGCGCTGAGCGCATTGCTGCTGCATCATCTGAAAAACTCAATGTTAGAACTGCTTCGTCAATGGGCATTTCTACTTCCCCTGCACTCTCTGGTTCAGCCAATAGTGCAGCACTCGACATTCAAAGTGCTCTTAAGGGCACTTGGACAATGCCAAAAATCGAGGATTAGTTTCCTCACATTAATTTTAGGAGAATAAAACAATGGCAATTCGTGCATTAAATTCAGTTATCGTTGCTAACTACAACACAGCTGCTACTGCTTCATGGCAAGCAGGTGCTTGTTTGATGATCAAAGCTGATGGAACTGTTGCAAAGGCTGACAGAAATGACAGCATCTTTGACACCCTTGTAGAACAACAAGGTAGATTCGTAGGTTTTTCAGCTGATGACACTGCTAGAAGTGGTAATACCATGATTCTTGCAGATCCAGTCGGTGCTAACTACCTCGACGCAAGTGGTACTTTCCAATCTGGAAACAACGGCTTCTACGTTGCAGCTAAGAGAGCAATTGGTGATTTCCAATCTGAAATCGTTAATGGTGTAACCAACCTTTCCGCTCAATCATCTGGCTACGAAGGTCCACGCAGAGGCGTTGGCGTTTACAACACCCCAGGTGGACAATTTGTCACCGACCAATACGCAGAAGATCTTACAACTACTGTTTCCGCTGATGGCGGTTCCTATACTACATTTGCTCCTGGCGACCTTCTCGCTCCTGGTGCTTCAGCTAACGCTGGTAAGCTTGTAAAGCTTGACCCAGGTGTTGGTGGTTATGGTGTTGACAGTATCGTAGTTGGTAGAGTTGATTCATTCGACTCAGCAGCTGGCCTTCTTTATTTTACCCAAATGAGTGGTAGATAATAGGTAATTGATTTAAGGAGAAAATATTAAAATGTCAATGATTAAAAGAAATACTAATGAGCAAAGAGAAACCATCATTGCGATGGCTCTTGAGTCTGCTGAAGGCAGAACAGCTCTTGCACAAGCAATGGTTGAGCCAATCAAGACCTCCCTTATGTACCAAGCAATTGGTCGTAAGCTCTTGATGGTTGACGAACTCCCACAAGGCGCTCTTGCTCGTTACGAGAGAGACGTTGCAGTAAAGTCCTATGTCATTCCTAAGCGTGGTGGCGTTCCATCAGCTGAAGTTGAAGCAGAAGAACTTCTCGTTCCAACAATTGAATTAGCTGCACATCCTCAAATCAGACTTAATGAAATCAGACAAAGAAGATTCTACATTGTCGATAGAGCTCAAGTTCGTGCTAAGGACTCCCTCCAACGCCAAGAAGATACAGAAGTCTTCAAGGTCATCAACGCTGGTGTTCCTACCGATCAATCCATCGCTGTTTCCGGTACTCTTCAACCAGAGAACATCAACCTTGCGTTGACCCTCATCGAAGAGCACGAACTCATCGGTGCTAAGGTTGTTCTTCACCCACAACGCTACAAGGATATCAGAAACTGGGGTAAGGAATTCTTCGATGAGGCAACTCAAAGAGAT